GAGCTCGTCCTTGTGGGTCATCAGTCGGCGAAGCGTCGGGTTCACGTCGTCGGGGGCGGTCTCGCCCGTCATCGCCGTGATGACGAGGCCCGTCAGCCCGTCGACGGCTCGAATGTTCCCGCGGTCGGCGAACTCGCCGTTCGTCACCTTGAGGAACTCGGGGGGCGCGATGAGCGCGGCGTCGCTCCCGGCGTTCTGGCCGGCGACGAGAGGAATCGGAAGGTCCTGGAACTGGAGAGCCATCAGAACACCCAGAGAGTGACGGTGACCGTAGCCGAGGGCTGGAGGTAGAGGAAGGCTCCTGCGTCAGAACCGTTGGGCTGGTCCCAGATGACGGCGTTCGCGTTGCGGCGAACGACGAAATAGCCCTGGGGCTGACGCCCGAGGCCGTGCGAGACGGGGGTGAACGCGCCGGCCGTGAGCGTCACGGTGAGGAGGCGCCCCTCGAGGAGCTGGTTCGCGACGAGGGCGTCGGTGACCTGCTTGATGCGGTCCTGCACGCGATTGAGGGCTTCGTCTTCGACCTGAACCTTCGCGAACCGGGGCAGCGTCATGGCAGCCACCGCCGCCACTCGGACGCCTGCACCTGCTCCACATCGACGGCGTGGGCGGGCGAGGCGAGGTCACGGCGGTCGGCGATTGCCTGAAGCTCGGCTTCCATCTTCTCGAGCTCGTAGCGCAGGTCGCGAACGTCGCTCTCCTCTTTGAGCTTCATCTGGATGGCGGTGTAGAGCACCACGTAGCGCTCCCAGCCGTTGGGGAAGTTGACGGTGTCGGAGGTCAGCGTCAGCACCGTGGCGATGGGCAGGTACCAGATGGTCCCCGTCGTGCCGTTTGCCGGAGTGGGGAGCAGCCGGAGGTTCTGCCCGGCGAGCTCGTAGTGCGTGCACAGGGAGTCGGGCAGCACCATCGCGTTGCGGTAGACGTTGCGCATGCCGCGCTCGAACCGCTGGAGCGTGGCCTTCGTGCCGTCGGAGAGGTTCAGGTCGACCCCGAGCAGCTTGTAGAAGTCGGCGGGGAGCGCGACCGTCTCGCCAGTGACCGTGAACGCCGAGGAGCTCTGCGTGTAGTTCGAGCTGAACGCCTCGCAGAGCTTCTCGTGCAGCCGCTGAACGCCTTCGTTGATGAAGGCGTCGATGCCCGTCGCCGAGTCCGGGATGAACCCGGCGGCGGGCATGTCGGCGCGCTCGCGCGCCCTGGTACGGAGCGTGGCAAGCGTGACGGCGGTCATGAATTACCGAGCCGCGCGGGGGCGGGCCTTCGAGTTCTGGAAGGTGGCCGTGAACGTGAGCTGGTCCGTGGCCGCGAGATCGGTCAGAGCTTCCGCACCGGTGTTGTTGGTGATGAAGACCTCGACACGGGTCACCAGCACCGTTCGGCCGCCGACCGTGACGGTCGTGTTGAAAGGCTGGAGCGCGTTGACGACGCGAGCCGTGGCGACCGTGGGGGTCGTGGTGCCCGTGGTGCCGGGGAGCACCATGGCGCTGAAGTCGAGCATGCGCTCGAACCGCCCGGTGAAGTTGATGTTGTACCGACCGGCCGCGACGCGCGTGACGGAGGTGATGCCGACGCCTCGAAGCGAGGTCGGGTCGGCCGCGGCGGCGCCGATGACGGAGCCGTCGATGATGACCTGCCCGCGGGCGAGGGCGCGAATGGGGGCGTAGTTGCGAGAAGCCATGGTGGTGTTCTCCTTGAAACGAGAATGTGAGAAGGGGCCCGGTCACCCAGGCCCCTCCTCGGTTGGCTTAGCTCGAGGGCATCGTCACGACGGCGTTGAAGCCCGGCGCGGTGCAGCCGAGGTTCGCGTAGTAGCCCATGCGGCCCTCGTACGCGTCGTCGTCGGTGAGGCGGAGCATCGGCAGGCCGTCGAGCTCGAGCATCTTCGGCGCGGGGCCGAGGCTGTAGAGCTTCCACGTGCGCATGTCGAGGCAGTAGCCGACGCCCGCGGGGCAGTCCTGGTCGAGGTACATCGACACGGGGCCCTTGGGGCCGTTGATCTGGATCGTCTGGAACCCGACCTGGCCGGTGCCCTCGTACTTCGTGACGGCCTTGGTGCCGAGCGAGTTGAGGACCGACTGGTAGTCGGTGTGGTTCACGACGAAGTCGCGCGGGCGGGCACCGTTGCGGTCGCACTCCATGACCGCGTAGAGCGCGCCTTCCTCGGGCAGGTAGCTCGAGATGTCGAGCGGAATGCCGGCGAGGCGGGTGCGGTCGACGGAGCGGTCGACGTCGAGGAAGTTCTCACCACCCGACGGGTCGGTGACGGGCAGCCAGTCGGCGAGGCCGAGGGCCTTGTTGCCCGATCCGCTGTTGTTCGCGTTGTCGCCCGAGACCGACAGGAAGTCGGCCGCGGCCCAGTTCGTGCCGGCGAAGGTACCGTCGGCGAAGGTGAGAACGCCCGTGGAGCGGTTCACCTTCGTGATGGTGGCGGTCGCGGGCGTGGCGCGGTTCAGACCGGTCGACGTGGCCGAGGCCACGAGGATCATGCCGACCTCGAACGACGTGACGTCAGCCACGTTGCTCAGGGTGATGGTGGCCGGAGGGCCGCCCACCACCGAGCCGATCGAGCCGATGTTGCCCGAGCGACCGCGGAACATGTTGACCGCGAGGTCCTTGGTGATGTTGTTGATCGAGCCCTTGATCTCGTCGTCGAGGGTGCGAACCAGCGAGCCGACATCGTTCTTCGCGGCCTCGATGGCCTCGCCCTCGATGCGGAAGACCTGGTAGTTCTTCGAGCGGGTGAGGCTGAAGCGCCGGTACTGAGGCGCGCTCGCGCGCGACTGGGCGCTGGTGAGCGTCACGCCGCGGCCCTGTCCGTCGCCGATGCGGACGACGAGCTTGATGTCCGTACCGACGAAGTTCTCGTCCTTCGTGATGCGGCTGAGGAACGGGTGGTCCGGGTAGACCTCGTTCTCGACGCGGTTCTGGGGCCAGAGGTTCTTCAGAACCGTCTGGATGTTGCTGACCGTGGTAGTTGCCATGGGTTCACCTGTGCGGCAGGTGAACCCATTGGGTTACCCGCCAGAGAGCTTGCGGAGCTGGGCGATCGCAATCGCCTGGTAGTCCGCATCAGTTTTCGGGGCCGCCCCGCCCGATGCGGGAGCAGCAAGACTCGACGACGTGAGCGTCGTCTGGCCATCAGCTTCGCCCCGAGGCTGCACAGGTGCCTCGACTTCCTTGACGCTAGGCGTCACGGAACCTGAAGTCAAGCCGTACTTCTCGATCAGCCTCTGCTTTTCCTTGGCGTGTCGCTCTTCGACGTGTGCGAGGGCCAACTCCATGTTGGCCTGGATGGTGTCCGCGGGGAACTTCCCGCCCGTCTTCTCGGCGAACTCGAGCAGCACGTCGACCGCCTCGTTGACGGCCTCCTCGCCAAGCCGAGCCGCGAGAGGGAACTTCTCGGCGCTGACGAAGGAGAGCCCCTTCTGCACGAGCTCGGAGCGCGCCTTGCTGACCTTCTCGGCAGCCTGCTCGGCCTCCAGCTTCGCCAGCTTCTTCTGGAGCTCGGCCACGATGCCCTCAGCCTCGGGCTTCTCCTCGACCTTCGCCGGCTGAGTGCCCTTCGGCTGGTTCTGGAGCACGCGGTCGACGACGTCCTCGTACCGCATGCCCACGGCCTCGAGCACGGCCAGCGGGTCGCGCGCCGCGGCAGCTCGCGAGAGCTTCATCGGGTCGACGACGCGGGCGATGTCCTCGTACGCCTTGACGCGCTCTTCGCGCTCTCGGAGGGCCTTGTTCTGCTCGGCGATCTTCTGGAGCGACGCCGCGATGGTCGGCGATGGCGCCTGCTCGGGCTTGATGTCGGGCGCCTTCGGGACGGGGGCAGGCGCGGGAGTCTCGACCTTCTGGCCCGAGAGCTTCTCCGCGAGCTGTTTCGTCACGTCGGCCTGGTACTGAGCGGCGGGTTTCACTGGAGCCGGGGCAGCGGGAGCAGGGGCTGCGTTCGTTTCGACGGTCATTCAGTTCCTCATGCGACGACGGGTGGGACTGCGGGTGTGGGAGCCTGGGGCTGCACGTTGACGGTGTTCTGCACGCTGCCGCCGCCTGCCGGCGCGGACGGGGCGCCGCCTCCGAGCGCGGTGGGCGGGAGACCGGCCTGCATCGCGGCCATTCCAGCCATGCGCACCGTCATCTCGTTCGTGGCGAGGTCGATGTAGTCGCGCATCATCTGGAGGCGCTCTTCCTCGGCGCCGTGGTGCTTGGCGTAGAGGTACGAGCTCGTGGCGCGGCTGACGATGAGCGCCACGTCCTGGTACTTCTCGATGGGCGGGAGCGTCGGCGTCTTCTCGTCGAGAATCATCGAGATGCATGCGTCGACGTCGTCGAGCACCGCGTTCGCGAGGTTCTGCTCGGCCTCGATGTCGGGGAACTCGAGCAGGCGCTTCGCGGTCGCCATGTCGATGAAGCCGCCCTGGAGCAGCTCCTGCACGCGCTGGAGGCGGGCGCCCGGCTGGCTCGGAAGGGAGCTGACCGGGAACATCTGAATGACGGCCTCGTCCTCGTCGAGCGCGATGTCCTTCCACTCGACGTACTTGATGAACTGCTTGCTCGGCATCCGGACCTTGTGGGTCTTCGGAGCGAACTTGTTCACCAGCTTCATCGCGAGGTACGTGAAGTCGAGGTAGAAGTTCTCGTCGGCCTGAGCGTCGAGGGCGAAGCGCTCCGACTCGATGTCGTTGAACTCGCGCAGCGCCACCGCGGCGTCGAGGCCCGAGGGCTTCTTCGCGGCCACGGAGAGCTCGCTGAGCCCGACCTCCTGGAAGCCCTTCTGGTAGAGCCGGTCGATCTGCATGAACTCTTCGCCGGCCACGGCGTTCTGGTTGTCGACCATCAGAACCTGACCCGGAGGGCCTTTGGTCTTGACGATGGGGCTGTAGCTGTTGTCGATGGCGTTCTCGTCGACGGTGCCGGCCTGCGCGAAGATGCGCCCGCGGCCTCGCCGACGAAGCTGCTCGGAGACGCTCCGGGTGAGCCGGTTGAGCTCGACCTGAATGCCCGTGAGGATCTCCGCGATGCCCTGGCCCCAGAAGCCCTGGAGGCGCGGGCGGTATCGACGGAACACGAACGGGAAGCAGTCGAGGTCCCACTTCTCGTCGAGCAGCACCGCGCCGCCACGCACCACGATGACGTGGCGACCGTCGCCGGCCTTCTCACCGCTCGGGAGGTGCCAGCCCTCCCACACCTCGATGCGCGTGACGGTGCCGTTGCTGGGCTTGTCGGTCTGGTCGGAGTCGGCCTGCTCGATGGCGGTCGCTGCCTTCGGGAACCGGGCGAGCAGCACGTCGCGGTCGACGAGGAAGCGCTGGAACATCTGGCGCGGCTTGCCGTCGATGCCGTCGGCGTCGTCGACGTAGATGTCGTCGATGAACGCGGGCTCGCAGTGCACCTCGTGCTCGTCGTTCACCCACACCTTGAGGGCGCCGGTGCCGAACGTGTACGCCGCGAGGCGCACCTTCTTCGCCTTCTCGTGAATCTTGGTCTCGTAGAAGAGGCCCTGCGTCCACTGGTTCGCGCGACGGGCGCGCTGCTGAGCCGGCCAGCTCCCGCCGTTCGTCTGGAAGCTGGGGCGAGGGCGCTGCTTCCCGATCTTCGAGCCCAGGGTCTCGATGCAGGTCGCGACGATGTTGAACGCGATGCGGTTGGGGATGACGCCGAGCGTCACGGGGCTTCGCGCGTAGTCTCGAGCGCCGAAGCTGATGATGTCGACGTTCCCGTACAGGCGCGCGTGCACGAGGTTCATCTGGTGACGCTGAGCGGCCTGCTGCTTCAGCGAGTCGGTGATGGTCGTGACCGACTTGCCGAGGCTCGTCTCGTCCTTGATGCTCCACCAGCGACCACCGGGCCCCTGGGCCTGGTCAGCGGGGCTCTCGCCGGGCTTCCAGCCCTCCTTCATGTTACGCCAATCCATGGCCATCAGAGCCCCCTGCGATGAAGTTCGGCGACGACCTCAGCATGAATCTTCTCGTCGGTGAAGTCGCGCTTTCCGTCCTCGAGGTCGAGGTGCTTGGCGAACTGTGCGGCCGTCACGCGCAGGTCGATGCTCTGGTTGGCGCCCTGCTTCTGGTGCCGGAGCGCGGCGTCGACCGCCTTCGGGATGATGTCGCTCAGCTTCTGGGTGCGCCGAGTGGTCTTCAGACCGCGACGGCCGAAGAACACCGCGAGGAAGACGGCGAGGACTCCGAGGATGTGGTCGATCATCTGTTCCATCACTGCTCCCAGTGCGCGTCGACGAACACGTCTCCGCGGATAACCTGCGATGCCGTCGCGGTGCCCACAGGCACCTGAAGAATGACGTGGAAGAACCGCCCCGACTCGACGGTGATGGGTGACGCGAACGTCATCTGAATCGACTCCGCGCACGCGCCGATGGCGGCGCCCACGACGAACCCCTGATGCCCCAACGGCAGTCGTCGCGGTGCGCTCGTCGGCGTTGCGGCGATGGCGTCCGCCGTGGCCAGTGACACGGCCGTCGAGTCCGTCGCGATGCCCCAGTCGAGCATGGTGGCTGTCGTGGCCACTGCCGCGCCTGTGTTGCAGGCGCTGATGCGGATGCCCGTCACGATGAGTCGGTAGCTGGTCGGCACCTGAAAGCCGAACAGCGCGAAGTCGGTGGCGGCGCCAGCAGGAGCGGCGAACTGGTATCGCCCGCCCAGCGTCGCGTACCCAGCCGCCGTGTTGCTCAACGTCGCACTCGTGGGGCTCGTGCTGTTGGCGTGGTTCGTCGACTGCGCGCCCGTCAGCGGGTTGTATGCGCCGCCGAGGCCGCTGATTGCTGCCGTCGTCTGTGAGGGGCGGTCAATGTCGATGACCTTGATGGACACGTCGAAAATGCCGACGAGCAACTGAGGTGCAAGCGCCGGGGCCACCGCTCCATTGACGACGCGCATCAACCCGCCCGGGCTTTCGTTGAACGCGCTCGGCGCACCCGACGGCACGGTGATTTCGACTTGCTCGTAAAAACCCGTCGACGGCGTGGTGTAGCGGCACTCCGTCCTGTCGCCCCACACCTCGATTGCAAAGTACGAATAGATGCCGGACGCTGGCGCCGTCATCGTCGTCGACACCTCGGCACCGCCTCGGTTCAACACGCACTCAAAACCACCCGAAGCGGTCCATCGAAAGAACGCACCGTCTGTCGGCGTGGCGTTGGTGAGTGCATTGCCGAAACCAAACTCGGCGAGCGCGTTCGTCTGCGGCAGGTTGTTCGGTCTCGCGCGCCCGTGGAAGTACAGCGCGCCGTCCGCGTAGCCGCGAAATTTCGGCACCGTCAGCAGCGTCGAGTACGTGTTGATGGTGGTGATGGCGCTTGCGTTGAGTGTGATGGCGCCTGCGCCGACCGTTGCCGTCTGCGTGAGAATGGACTGCGCCCACTTGTTGTGCGCCGACACTGACGCACCAACGAACACGTCGCGGAACAGCGGCACGTCTCGCCCTGTGTCGACGCGGTGGTCAGCAAATCGCAGCTTCTCGCCGTGCTCGTCGAACAACTGGAAGCCGCCGTCGGGCGTGGTGACGACAACGCTGCCGTTGACGGTGACGTCGGCGAGGGCGATGGACGGCAGCAACAGGAGAAGGAAGCGCATGGTCAGTTTCCGATGCAGACGAAGGGCAACGCGCCCCAGTGAGAGCCGTTGCGCGGCTCCGCGCGAACGACGAACGAGCCAGCCGCCTGCGACAGCACGGTGGTGACAAGGCCTTCGACGCTGGCCTCTTCGCCCGTCGGCGTGCAGACGATGACGGACGAGCCCGACACCCACGCCGCCGTGACGGTGGTGCGCGCGTCCAGCGTCCCGCCGTCGAACACCACAGAGCCCGACGCGGTGTTGACGGAGCCGCCGCCCCCTCCGCCCGAGCTCGAGAGCAGCAACACGCCGCCGTCGACGGTGCAGGTCATGTTGGTGCGGCAGTCGATGGCGTACTGCCGCGTTGTCGAGAGACGGCCGCCGTTCTGCCGCGACACGATGGGCTGTTGGTTGAGGTTGAGCGTGCTCGGCTGGGCGAGCAAGACCGCGAGAAGGAAGATCATCGCGATTGCCCCATGGCGATTGAGCGCGAAGCTCGAGGGAGCGCCGTCACGCGCACGTTGCCGCCCAGGCCCGTCATCAGCCCCACGACGTCGACCTCGGAGTTGGCCGGCAGGTCGAGCGTGACGAGCACCTTCGAGAGGTCCTCGCCGTTCGGCCCGACCGTGCCATCAGGGGGAATCGAGTTCAGGTCTCCCAGGGTGCTGACCGCCATGCCGTTGCTCGGGCTCAGCCGGCTCCGCACGTACCCGGTGAAGGTCTCGGTCGCAGAGAGGTTCTCGACCTGAAGCGAGAGCGCTTCTTGAGCACCGACCGTCAACGGCTCGAACAAGGCCCCAAGGACCGGCGTCACCGCCACGACTGTAGGGTTGAGCCGGATCGCCATGGGTCACTCGTCCATGTTCAGAATGTCTCGCGTCTGCGAGCGAGTCAAGCCCGTAGCCTCGTTGACCTTCTCGTCTGCTCGCGGCTTCTTCTCGAGCTCTTCGTCACCTGGCGAGAAGAACTCAACCTTGTACGGCAGGCCGTCGGTGCCGAACTCGATGAACTTCACACCGAGCTTCTTGAGCATCTTCAGCTTCTCTTCGCTATCGTGCATCATCACCAGTCATCTCCTTGTGGCTCGGTTCGTTCGAACCACGACGTGTCACTTCGCTTCTTGAACGCCTTGATGGCCTGCTCTTCGTACTCGTCGGCTTCGTACACCGTCGCCTGTTTCGGCGCGACCGCTCGAGGCATGAAGTGCCACGCTTCGCGGTAGGAGTAGAGCCCCGCGTCGGCGCAGTGGTTCGGACAGCTCGGGTCCTCGGTGGGCAGCTTGTCCTTGTAGTCCGGGTGGCGCGGGTCGTAGTCGGGGTCGCGCATCAGCCCGATCAGCTCCTCCTGGAGCGGGCTGCCCATGCGCACTTTGACGCGCCCCGTCAAGAGGTCGTCGTTCATCAACCGAACGTGGTCGTATTTGTTTGACTTCTGGGCCGGGGTGAACAAGTGCTGCGTGCGCGACATCACCTCGTCGACGTACATCTTGCCGCCGCCCTGCGTGTCGGCCACCTTCTTCACCAGGTTGAGCCGCTTCTCCTTCTCCTGCTGCTCGATGACGGCGAGCACCTCGTTCGAGCGCGCCCCCGACTTCTTCCAACTGAAGACCTCGTAGAGCGTCGGGTCGTCTTCGTGCCAGCCCCAGATGACGATGGCCATGTCGTCGATGGCGCCGAGGTCCCAGCCGAGCACGTGGGTCCAGCCCGGCCCCCACGGTTGCACTTCGTCGGTGCGGTAGGTGTTTCGCAGGAGGTCGAACGAGTAGTACAGCGAGCCGAGGTCGTTGACCCAGCGCCCGAGCCACTCGCGCAGGTACGTCGGGTTGTCGTCGGCCCAGCCCTTCATGGCCTTGATGGCCGCCATCTCCTCGCGTGCGTGAGGGATGAAGGGGTTGTCGAGCATCGTCCAGCGGTGCACCTCGAACATCGACACGGCATTCGGGCCCAGCGACTGCCACACCTCTCCGGTGTCGTTGCCGCCCGTGATGTCGAACCAGTAGCCGGCGCAGATGGGGCCGGGCGTGCCTTCGAGGTACACGGTGCCGCGGAGGTCGATGAGCGACGGGCGAATCACATCTTCGACGAGCGGCTCGAGCAGCGACCCGAAGTTCTGCGACTCGAGCACGATCTCCGCGAGCGAGCTGTCACCGCGCTTCTTCTGAATCTCCTTGTCCTTGTCGGCGCCGACGAGCCGAATCTCTGCATCGTTCTCGAAGCGGAAGGAGAGCTCGACCTCGTTCGGCTTGCACTTCAGGCCGTGACGCCCGACGAGGTAGCGAATGCGGTTCCAGAGCAGTTCCTTCGCACGCTGGCGAGCATGGCTCCAGACGCGCACGAGCGCACGAGGCGTGGTGAGGGCCTTGGCGACCGCGATGCGCGGCCACATCTCCGTCTTGCCGGCGCGGCGGGAGCCCAGCACCGCGAGGTTGCGGCTCGTCGACATCGCGAACCGCTTCTGCTTGTCGTAGAGCTCGTCGTAGATGGACGTGATGGTCTGGCCGGCGAGGTCCTTGAGGGCCTTCCGTCGCGCCAGCTCTTCCAGGACGAGCCGGTTGTTCACGCCTTCTGGCCCGGCTTCACCGTGGCCTTGGGGGCCTCGAGCAGGTGCAGGTGCTTCTCGGCGACGTCGAACGAGTCCGGGCGCGCGAGGATCGCGCCGATGACGGTGCTCTCCTGGCCGTTCGCGGTGCGCGTCTTCTTCTCGCGCTTGCTGACGATGATGACGAGGCCGAGCTCGGTGTCGAACTCGAGGCTCTTCGCCTTGTGCTCGGGCGAGTCGCCGACGCTGACGCGGTTGCGGGCAGTGCCGTCGAGGTACACGGGGGTGCTGAAGTTGGCGCAGACGAGGGGGATTCTCACGGGGTGCTTCTCCTTGGGTTGTGCTGAGGGTGAAAGATGAGATACGGGTCGAGCGTCAGGCCCAGCGACTTCGCGAGCAGCTTGCCGGTGCGCGTGATGGTGCCGAGGTGCGTGGCGTTCTGCAAGAGCGCGGTCGCGATGTGCTGGCGTCTGTAGTGACTCTTTACATAGACCCAGAGGCACCGATGGGGGTCGAGGTGCACCGCGTAGCCGAGGATCTCGCCCGGGACCTCTTTGAGCTCGGCGACGGTGTAGCAGGTCTGCGGGAACGCATCCACCACGCGCCAGAAGGATTCCATGCCGGCGAAGTGCGTGTCCCAGGCGACGACGTCCTGATCGACCTCGTTCTTCCAGAGGCTCTTCCGCCACGAGTCGTGGATGAAGTGCACGTCGGTCTGCTGGAGCGGCCGAATGATGATGGTCA